CATTTCATTTTCATTTGTAATTTCAATAATAATTAATATTTAAAGACAAAAATTTAAGTTTTTATATATTTCAGAATGTTAACTACTAAAAATCAGAAAATACTTGCTTTCTATAATGCAAATAAACATCTCGATTTCGAACAAATCAACCTACTTTTCATTGAACTTATTGAAAAACTTAATAAAGATATTATGAAATCTGCAGAATCTTCTCTCTCTAATGAGCTTTTAAAAGATATCTTCCAAAAAGTTGATAAAATAGAAAATACACAAAATAATTTAAATCAAAATATTTCAATAATTCTAAATTCTATTAATAATATTCACACTTTTCTCTCCGAACAAAAAACATATTATATTCAAGAAATTCGAAATACTTTAGATACAATATTAGAAAATAAACAAATGAGTAATAATGAAAAAATACAAACTATTTTAGATAAAAATCTAACACGAATTATTGAAAAAACAAAATTACTTCTCTCTGAGTCTTTTTCTCAGACTAATGAAGAACTTTATAATAAAATTATTATTAATATTCAAAAACATTTTGTATCTCTTAATTCAGCAACTTCACAACTTCTTGAAGAAAAATCACATGAAAATATTTTTTCTAGATTGCAAGATATTGTCGAAACAAAACATTCTATATTATGTGAATCTATTGATAAAAATATTCATTCTTTTATCACATCTAGTAATTCATCAATATTATCTGAAATGCAAACACAATATCAGACATTTTCTGATATGAATGATTTTCTAAAAAAACAAAAATACTGTAATTCTAGCATAACTGGTAAAATTGGGGAAGATCGATTAGAAGTTATTTTAAATGAATGTTTCCCATCAGATAATATTATTAATACTTCTTCTCTTGGAAAATCTGGGGACTTTATTCTTGAAAGACAAACGCATTTTAATAAAAAAATAATTTTCGAAAATAAAGAATATTCAACAAATGTTCCTGATGTAGAGGTAAAAAAATTTATCAGAGATATAGAACATACCAAAACTCATGGTATTTTTCTTTCACAAACAACAGGTATAGCCAATAAAAAACATTTTGAAATTAACTTTCATAATAATTTTGTTCTTGTTTATCTACATAATGTAAATTATGATAAAAATATAATTATGTCTGCAGTACAAGTTATTGATATGATTGTATCGAAAATAGATTTAGAAAATATTGATACAGAAAAAATTTCTAAATCCGTTCTTACAGATATGCAACAAGATTTTATGCTTTTTTTAAAACAAAAAACAAGACTTTTAGAAATGTCTAAAAAATATCATAAAGAAATACAATTTATGATTGATGAAATTCATTTACCTAGTATTTCTAAATTTCTCTCCAAAAACTTTTCAAATACTGAACTTTTAAATCATGTATGCGATTACTGTTCTAAAACATTTAGGAATAAAAGAGCTTTAGCAAGTCATTATAAAGGATGTGTTAGAAAAAAAAATAAATTTATAGAAGAAAATAAAAAATTATAATGCGTTTATTTAGGAATTAATAAATTTTTTTGGTGAAAATATAATCTATATTATTATTATAATATGTCTTCCGCAATTACAATCGATTTTGGCGATACACTTCTTACTTCTCAAACCCTTGCTACAATGCCTACCCTTCCTGCAACAGTAAGCGGTACCAGTACTGGTGATATTGATGTTGCCTTTAACTGGTCTGATTCTGCTGGCAATGGTAAATGGTCTGAATTATTCACATTCAAAACAGACTCATCTGATTTAGCTGATTTTGCTTCTGGTCTTACTACTGATGTTGAAATGGATGCTTGCTCTAATAAATTCTACACCGCAAATTTCCTTGATGACGATACTGTAACTCTTGCCGACGGTTCCGGCAGTCTTGTTGATACCACCGCTGGAACTGGTAATACAATCGCAGAGGAATACGTTCGTTATTTAGCTAGCCAAATCTTTGGAGCTAATGGAAGAGCTGATCTTTTCCATAATGAGGCTGCTCTTGTTAGCGATATCACAGGCTCACATTCTGGTGCCAGTGGTGTCCTCGCTAATATTAAAGCAAAACTTGATAATGCTTCAGCCACCGATCAGGCCTCAACTAATCCTCTCTGGATTGTTATGTCCAATCTTCTTAATGATGCATCTGGTATCCGTTTTGATGTAGGTGCTCCTAATGCAAGCACTCTTGTCTCTGCAGGATCCGCAGGACACTACATGCCTCTTAAGGCAGGAGATAAACTTGTATTCTCCCTTAACTTCAACGCTGTTACAGCAAGTACACACAAAATTGGTGATAATGATGTTGGCGCTCGTAAATACAAGATCACAATGACTCTTGCAGCCTAAATATTATATTAATTAAAATATAGATAAATAAATACCTATATTTTATACAAGTAAGTTAATAATGACTGATGATTTAAATCTAGATATAAATTCATACAATAAAGAAGAACTTTTACAGCTTTTTAATTGCGAAGAAGTTCATTCAAAAGATTATATAACAAAAGCCTACAATAAAAAATTACGATCTATTAACTCTATATCTAATAAATCTCTTCAAATAAAACTTAAATCGTTTTTTAATAATGCTTTTAAAAAACTTACAGAAATATTACCTCATTTAAGTAATACAAATGATCCAATATTTACTAATACAATATCGCGTATCGAAAATACAACAACTGCAAAAATGCATCCTATGCCATCTATAATTGAACCTAAAATACAACCAACGCAACCTATTCAGTATCCTTTAGGAAATATTAACCCTGTTGATCGTAAGACACAATCTATTATTTTTTCTCTTGATTCACTATTTAGGGATAATAATAATTATCCTAATAGTAATGATTTTATATATGAATTACCAACAAGTATCGAAAATGTTATTAGTATGAAGCTTATCACTGCTGAAATTCCTAATTCTCAACCTTTAATATCGAATAAAAACAAAAATAATAAATTTACAATTTACATGCAACATGGTATGGAACCTGAATTAGATTCAAGTGGGAATGAAACAGGGGATGTTGTTAGTTTTCCACCACAAGGACGAACACTAGAAATAGAAATTAATGATGGATCTCCTAGTTTCGGGACACTTGTTACATATTTACAGCAAATTATTGATTCACAACGTAATAGTTTTTCTTTTTTACAAATTGGACTAGATAATATTAATGGTTTTATATTCTTTAGATTTAAAACTCTGTCTGAATGTATAACATGGAATGCTTCCTACTATTATAATGGAACAGGACAAGCAACATTCCCTCCAGATAATAAACCACCAACTATCGCATTTTATATGCCTTCTGTTAATTTATCATCACAACCAGACTTTATTAGTCTCAAAAGAATATATCTGGGAACTAAACTTGCTGATGAAAGAGGTATTATATCAGATATAACTAGAGATGCTGAAAAAACTGCAAATGACTATCCTATACAATATAATATTAATTTTAATCCATATAATACAAATAAAATACGTAGTTTAGGATGGATATTAGGCTTTAGGTATACGCCTTCTAATAACTTAAATTGCTACAAAAAACAAGAAAGAAAAGAATTTATTACATATGATGATACATTTAAAAGAGGATATTTAACATTTAATGGATATTTTTCGGCAAATGTACCTTATGGTGATGCTGAACCTGATTATAACTATATATATGTCGATGAATTTTCGGGAAATTATAACGATACCCTCCTAGCTAGTTTAGAAAAAACATATTTAGCAAAATCTATCTTAGCTAGATTACAAGTAAATATACCATTCTTTGCAGTACAATTTGAAAACTCTAATGGGGGAGATATGTCTGTTTTAGAAAAAAAAAGAGATTATTTTGGACCTGTTAATATTGAAAAATTACATATTAAAATATTAAATAAATTTGGAGAATTAGCAGAATTAGTTAATACTAATTATTCATTGACCTTTCAGTTTGAAACTCTATATAGCAGCATTAGAAATTAAATTAATTAAATGTAAGATTATATTATATTTAATTAATGTCTGGAAGTTCCAATATTTTCGATTCTGGTGGCGATATTTCCATAAGTAATAATTCTACTGGTTTAACTTCGACACAACTTAATCAAATTACAGGTGGTATTACAAGTGTTAGTAATCAATTAAGCTCACTTGTATCTACAATAAATAGCAAAACTGCCCTTTCACTTACTAATCAAAATGAAATAGAAACTCTTCTTGAAGGTACTAGCAATATACTTAATGACCGTTTCGATCAATTAAGTGGCGCTGTTGAAGGTGCTATTAACACTAGTAGTTTTAATACTATTACTGCAATTACTACAAATATGGAAAATCTTGCAGATAAGACAGAAACTGCTATAAATAATTCCAGTACTAGTACTGTTAATTCTATTAATTCTAATATTACAAATCTTGCAAACAAAACAGAAAGTGCTATAAATAACTCCAGCACTAATACTGTTAATGCTATTAATACTAATTTAACAAACTTAACTGATAAAACTGAAAATGCTATTAACAATTCTAGTACAAATACTGTTAATGCTATTAATTCATCTAATACTAATACTGTTAATGCTATTAATTCAAATATAACAAACTTATCAACCTCTATAAGCGATGCATTTAATGCATCATCTACAAATAATATTGCATCAAATGAAAAACTTATTACATCAATCGTTGATACTTTTACAAACCTTACAACATCGCAAGAATCAGGAACACAAACTCTGTTAACAACACTTATTGATAAAATTAATGAAAGTCAAAGTGCAATTATGAATAAGTTAATTGCTTTAGACTCTAGTTTTAATTCAATGATTGCATCAACAACCCAAACAATCAGTAATAATAATACAAATGTTATTAATAAAATTACAAATAACGAACAAGAATTTAATCAAGCATTACTTAATAATCAACAAGCTATTAATGATAATACAGTTACAATGTTTACTAACCTAAATAATAAAGAAAATGAATTTAATCAGGCTTTACTCGATAACCAGCAAGCTACCGCAGACTCCATACTGCAAAATCAACTCGCTATCAGTAACAATAATACAACTGTACTTAACAAAATTGTGGAAACTGACCTCAGTTTCAATAAAGCTATTATCGATAACCAGCAGGATACCGCAAACTCCATACTGCAAAATCAACTCGCTATCAGTAACAATAATACAACCGTACTTAACAAAATTGTGGAAAGTGACCTCAGTTTCAATAAAGCTATTATCGATAACCAGCAGGCTACCGCAGACTCTATACTGCAAAATCAACTCGCTATCAGTAACAATAATACAACCGTACTTAATAAAATGGTAGAAAGTGACCTCAGTTTCAATAAAGCTATTATTGATAACCAGCAGGCTACCGCAGACTCCATACTGCAAAATCAACTCGCTATCAGTAACAATAATACAAC